CACCATCGGGGAGGAAATGGGGGGACGGTCTAGAAGTATGCGCAAACGCACACAGTGTGGAACTACACGATGGGGGGCTACATTGCCCCGTGTTCGTCTCCATCCCCGACCCTGCACCAATGACCCCACCCGACAGCACAGACCCACACAGACCCCACAGCAGCGAAGACCCCACCACCTGCGACCGATGACCCCGAGACCTCTGCCCATTGCCCATGCCCCCCCACCCGCCGCCGCACCCCCCTGCCCGTGGGGGGACCCCGCGAGTGTAAAAGTATACACATCCCCGTACGTTTGCCTTCTAAATTTTTTGGCCCTAGAAGCAAGGTACGCACCAGCTGGGTACTAACCGCCCACGTTCTTTGCTATTCCCAGGTTAAGACGCACTTAGCTACCACAGGAAGGGTACGGGCCCAGGGGGTTCAAGCACTTAACTGCCGCGTCGCTTCGCTCCTTGCCCTAACGCCCTCGCTTCGCTCGGTTGTTCTCATACCTACGTACAGAACAGACTGCGGCCCTTCCCCCCCAAGTTGATTTATCTAAAGAAAAGCTCAACCCGTCAGAATGCCACGACTACCAGAAAGCTTTGTTCGAGCAGCACAATTACCTATACCTTCGTTGCCAGGGGGCTGATTACTCAAGTGCCCCACCTCCAGATTGCTTGACTCACAGGTTTTGGCTATCCCTGTCATTGCCGCCGTTTAGGTGTCGATCTGGATTCAGTAACAACGAAGTCTCTTGCTTTCCAATGGTGCAAAAGAACCTCTATGTGCGCTTCCTCTCCCGAGGTGAACGTCGTTATTATATGTCGTCGATCTGAGGAAATCAACCCGGAGAACTGTAGTATTGTAAATGACAAAGGAGGATTATGGAATTTACAAAATGGTTACAAGTAGGTCTCAATAACCGGTGGATTGGACCAATGGTTTGTTACACCCACGACGGTTTGCCAACTTCCCGGGGGGAAGATGACGCATGGACCGAAGGCGAGGACATTTGCATGTGGATGTATCGATCCTATGAAAATGCTGAGCATGCCGAGCAAGTTGAAGATAACCACAGCGCTTCGCAATGGAGGAAATTGCCGTATGACAAATAAAGAAATCGTCCACGGGACCATATATGCCTATGCCTCGACCGGATGCCGCTGCGAAGATTGCAAGGACGCAGCTCGACGCTACGCCAGGGCCTACCGCCAGACAGAGAATGGCCAAGTTGCCTCACGTAAAGCAGCTTCGAGAAACAATTTTATTCGTCAAGAAGCTTTGTCTTGGGTGCGCCGCGAGCGGCCTGACCTTATTAACGTATTCGAGTCAAAATGGCGCGAATTAAAACTTGACTAATACCGTATTATCGCGTATTGTTTAATGCAAAGGAGGAATAGTTATGAGCGAAGGCACCAATATTGAGTTAGCTCACCGTGATTTGGGTATAGAAATTGAAAAGTTGCTTGACGACCGCAAAAAATTCCAAGAGGATTGGCGGGCCATGATACAGCAGATTGTTAACCTGGAACATACGGTCAAGACTTTAAGAAAGGAGTTAAAACGTGAGCAATCAAGAAATGCTTTGGGCGGAGGAGAGGTCTAGGTTTTACAAAGAGCCGGCCAAAATGACTCGATGGGCCGACCCAATCACTAGTTACCAGGCCGCGGCCTCTGTTGACTTGAATAAAAGTCAGAAAATAGTCATGAGCGCGTTTAGAACGCGCAATTCTATGACAGATGAGGAATTGGTGCTACAAGTTGCCAAACTTGGGCTTAAACTAAGCCAATCAGGGTGTCGGAGTCGGCGCAAAGAGCTTGTTGCAATGGGTGTTTTGCGTGATTCTGGAGTAAAAGAGAAAACTGCTGCAGGTCGCAGCACTACCGTTTGGGAGTTAATACAATGAATCAGATTACCATTATTGGAAACATTGGTAAAGACCCGGAATTGGCGTTTAACAGCGCCGGCTATCCAGTGTGCAAGTTCCCTGTTGGGACTTCGTACAAGAAAAGGACCGGTGAACAAGAGACAACTTGGCATAATGTGGTTGTTTTTGGCGAAATGGGCGAACATTGTGCCGAAAGTCTTGTAAAAGGTACCCGCGTCATTGTTATTGGCCGTCCTGAAAAGGGTAGTTATGAGAAGCGCGACGGAACAAAAGGCTACATTGACCAAGTTTTGGCTGACGACGTAGCTATTAACCTTCGATTCAGCGTCGTTGACGGCGTTCGCTCAGCAAGCTCAAGTAAGGCGGTCTCAAATGAGTCACTTGCCCCAGAAGAACCGTTCTAAGTGGTGGGAACATGCTTCGTGTAGAGGATTGGATGGAAACATTTGGTTCCCGGATAAACCGCAAGGCCGTGATTATTTTGCTATTGCTCGTGCTTACTGCGTTAAGTGCCCGGTCCAGCAGGAATGTCTTGATGAAGCTTTGCTACAAAATCCGGACAATGACAGATTTGGGATGTTTGGGGGTAAAAGTCCTCGCGAGCGTGTCAATATCCGCCTCGGAATTGAAAAGAAAGACAAAGTTTATCAGCGCAAGGACTCTTTTGCGTTGCCGCCACCAAGGCTAGAAAATAGCTACACAGAAGCTTTTATTGCCAAAAACCGTATCGATAAGGGCATTGTGGCCCTTAAAAGAAAGCCAAACGACTTGACAAAGACAAATATCCCTAAGCAGACCCAATTGCTGCTCAATGTAACCAAAACAATGCAGGCTTCTCAGTTGACCGCGCAAGCTGCTGCTGCCATGATTATGGCCGGTTGGGAAGATCCAATTGACGTGCGAACCGCTGCAGCTATGTTTATGGGCGCATCGTACGTAGGCAACTTGGCCCGCGAAGGCACCGAAGCTGGTGTCTTGACCGCGCAAGAAAACGCAGCAATCCAGGGCGTAGTAGAACTAGCTATGCAAGTATGGAAACATCATGTTATGAATGGCAAGATGAATGAGTTTGCCAAGCCGGAGGGCTGATGCCAAAAAAAGTTGTTGATACACCAAAAGAGCCAGAGCCAGTAGCCGATATGGTTGCTGAGTACGTTTTTACCAAGGAAACGGCTAAATCTGCCACAAAGCAGGTATCTGACGATTACCGTAAGCGCCAAGACCAAATTGCAAAGCTTGGCTTGCAAAAGTCCGTGGCCGGCATCGAGCGTGAACAATTGCCCGATATTGCACTAAAAATCATTGCAGACCACGGTTTGCGTATTCTTGGTGGCGAATGGGAGATTAAATCTGCTGAAGAGGCTACAAAAGTGGGCAAGATATGGCACGACATTTTCCGTCTGGAAATGGGTGAGCCAACCTCTATTTCGTCTAGCCAGGACTCAGAAAACCCCGACCAGCGCAAGAATAGGTTTGAAGAACTGAAGCTTGAGGCAAAACGTCGCGTTGAAGGTGGATTAAGGGCGATTGCTGGTGACGCTGGATGACTTCTGCTGTAGATAAGCGTTTACTTCTTTCCGACGATGAGTTTGCTGCTTTATCGGCAACAGAACAAGATGAGTACCTTGGCTTACTTGAAGAGGACCTAACTGCCTGGTCTTTGCAGGGTAACGACCGCCAATCGCGGGCCAATATCTTACTTAAAAAGGTCGACTGGCTTTTGTACGGTGGGGCTGCTGGTGGTGGTAAATCAGAGCTAATTACGTACCACGCGCACGAATTGTCTATGAAATTGCCAGGCCATCGTAGTCTTTTGATCCGCACAAGCTTGCCTGAATTGCGGCGATCCTTGATTATTCGTACCCAAGTACGTTATTCACAGCTAAAAGCTAAAGCAACTCTCAGATCTGTGGACAACATGAAAGCCTGGTGGTACGAAAACGGGTCCATTATCGAATACGGGTATTGCGCCCGCGACGAGGATGTAAGCCAATTCATGTCCGCGGAGTACGACTTTATTGCGTTTGACGAGGCCACGCAGTTTTCCGCTTACCAAATGCTGATGATCTCGGGCCGTTTGCGCACAAGTCGCAAGATGGCCGCAGCAGGTGTGCGAACTCACGTTATGTTTGCTACAAACCCTGGAGACAAAGGGCACCAGTTTCTGTACCAGATGCTTGTAACACCCTCTCAGTATGGTAAGCAAGCAGTAGTTTACGATGTGAGTAATGGGTTTGAAAACCCGGACATTGTTCGTTTAGTACCGCTTCCTGAGGATCTTGACGAGCTTGAAGCTCTGGAAATAGACCACGACCCAGACAACCATTTGGTGGCCGCCTTTGTCCCATCTACGGTAATGGACAACCCATTTATTGACCCGACCTACCGCAAGCACCTTTCCATGCTTCCCGAGATCGAGCGTCGGCAAAAGCTGCTAGGCGATTGGGACACGTTTACTGGACAATATTTTAAGGAGTTTGACCGAGAACGACACGTTGTCCAGCATTTCCCGATTCCTGACTCCTGGCCCCGGTTCAGAGGAATTGACTTTGGTACCGCTAATCCGTTTTGCTGCCTTTGGGGTGCTTTAGATCCGTCTAATGGTGTAATGTATATCTATCGAGAAGCTTACGGCAAAAACCTGACAACAGCCGAACAGGCCCGCTTGGTTAAGAAAATGAGTGTCAATGAGCACGGCAAGCCGGAAAGCATAGGCACAACAGTCATTGACCCTTCTACATTCTCAAACGTGGCTGGTCTTGGTACCACTGTTGCTGCTCAATACAACGCCCAGGGCGTCGTAGTAACCAAAGCTAAGAACCAGCGCGTTGGCGGTTGGCAAAACATGCGTCGTTATATGATGCCACATCCGGTAGATGGCGAAGTTAGATTAAAGATTTTTGCTGATTGCCAGAACTTAATTCGTACTTTGCCGCTTATGCGCCACGACAACCACAACCCCGAGGATCTTGACAGTCGGGACGAAGATCACGCTGTTGACGCGCTTCGTTACCTGCTAGGCTGTAGACCATACGAACTATCTAAGAAGGACAAGAAAAAATATGAACCTGGCGCGGAAGGCCGTGTTCAAAAGTTCATGGAAAAACTTGACCGGCAAACCAAGCGTAGAAATATATGGAGGTAAGTCATGCTTGTAGTAGACCATTATAATTATTTACCAGGGGCCTGTGGATTGTGTCGATCAAGCAATTTGCCCACTATTGACACTAACGTAGACCTTGATTGGCCAAACACCCCAGACGCGCCAAACCCATCTGCAAATCATCGTTTGTATATTTGTGCAGATTGTTGCATCAATTTGGCAATGATGGTTAAAGAATCTCGCAACATCGAAATAGTTGTGGCAGATAGTTACAAGCTTCTGCAAACCGTCAACCAGAAACTGAGCGACAAAAACATTAATCTTTATACAAGAATCAATGAACTGGAAGCAGCACTGACGGTTGTTCGTGAAATCAATAAAGCTTCGATTGTGGTCGAAGAATCTTTAAGCCCTGATGCTGCGTCATTTAAGGTTGCCACTCCAAAGAAAGCTGCTAAATGATTTGGGTAGGCATTATTGCCTTGGCCAACATTGCTTTGAGTGCATATTTGTTGCGCGAAAACCGCAAACTTACATACATTGCAATAGCTAAACACGCTGGAGAAATTGCCATTTTGGACCGCCCGGCCCGCAAGAAATCTAAGCCTAATGAATCCGCTGATGAAAAGCCCTACACTCAATGGCGAATCCCAAGTGAAGGAGTAGGCCCATGAACTGGAGCCCACCAGAACCAGCGAAAATTTTAGAAATGTGGCGCGAGGCAGATCAATACCTCGTTAAAGAACGTCGCGACTATTGGCTTAATGGTTCTTACTACCTTGGTCACCAATGGATTTGGTGGGACATGACGCGCAACTTGGTGCAAGAAATTGACTACGCAAGTGACGCTGAACGCAATAGCCGTATTACTGTAGACAAGTTTGGACCTCGCGTTCAGAACCTTTTAGCTCGCATGATTAGAGCTGAGCTAACATTTGAGGTGCAACCTCAGGGCACAGATGACTCTTCAATGCGTCGTCAAAAACTTCAAGAACAACTATTGATAGCCGAACAGCATCAGCGAGATTGGGAGCTTACTCGCGAGATGGCTGTATTGCAGACGTTATTTGGTGGGGCTTCGGCTGTTTGTGTCGAATGGGACCCTGAAATGGGCGAAGATTCCTACACCGACATGGAAACGGGCATTGCTATCCCCGACGGTGGAATTAGGTTGACACCTATGGGGATCAACGAGTTTACCCTTGAGCCCGGCACCCAGGACCCTGCAGATGCTCGTTGGTACATCCGAGCTACCAGTTTGCCGCCAGCACAAGTACAGGAACGTTACAATCTCGACTGGTTGCCAGAGCCAGACGCTGAAGCCATGATGAGTTCACGCGCTCGATCCATGTTGCTTCGCCGCCCTGGCAGCCAGCCGTCCCGCACGACGATGGTTTACGTTTATTTTGAACGCCCTACACGCACCACGCCTGGTTGCATTGTCCACGTTGTAAATGGCAAAGTTGTTCTGCAGGAAGATTCCTGGCCATTCCCATTCCCACATTTGAACTTGGTTTTGTTCCGTCAAAAGAAAATTCCAAACACTTGGGTTGGTCACACTCTTTGCACTCCGGCCCGCGACATTCAGTACGCTTACAACCGTGCTCGTTCTACGATTATGGAGCACATGCGTAAGGCTGCAAACTCGCGTTTTATGGTGCCATCTGGTTCTGTTGACGATGCCGACGTTCTTACTACCGACCCTGGCGACACGCTTGAATACAACGCTGAATTGGGCGAGCCGCATTGGCAGACAGCTCCTGACGTCCCCCGTTGGATCAGCGCAGAAGCTGCTGAACTTGAAATGGAACTTGACGACATTTTCCATACTCACGCAGCTAGCCGCGGCCAGGCTCCTGGTGACCGCAATTCCGGTCTTGCTCTGTCATTGTTGGCAGAAAAAGACGATACCCCATTAGGCCCAATGGCCCGCGATCAAGCTAAAGGTTGGGGTCTTGTTGGCCAAATGACGCTGATGTTGTATCGCATGAACGCCGAAGCAACTGGAGCTAATCGTGAAGCTACCATTCTTACTGAGCATGGTCAGCCACTCAACATCTCATGGGGTGCTGACGATATTGACGAAAAGCCGAAAGTTGTTGTACCGCTAGACTCAACTAGCCCTCGCAGCAAGCTTGCTACGCAGTCCGTTATTACTGCTTTGGCCGACAGGTTCCCACAAGCTTTCCAGAACATCGATCCTTTGGCTTTGGCTAGAATGCTCGACCTTCCAGACCCTCGCGGTTACTTGACCCAAGTTGACCCTGATGCCGCCAAAGCTCAATGGGAGAATGGTTTGCTTATGCAGGCTGTTCCTGTTGTTCCTGAAGATTTTGACCTTCACGACGTTCACATTAATATTCACAATAAGGAACGCAAATCTCCGGCATACGAGCTTGCCGATCCTTCAGTCAAGCAAATTATTGACTTGCACGTTATGGCTCACCAACGCATGATGATGGGCGACACTCAGGCCGCCCTTGACGCACAGGCGCTAATGAACGAAGGCCAGCAACCTACTGCCGCACAAGCAATGACTGTAGCCGGCGGGATAACAGGCAATACTGCACAGGCTTTACAACCTGGTGCTAACATGCAACAATTAAGTCCGGGAATGCCTAATCCAGTCATGCCCGAACAAGCGGGGGCACAACCAGCTGCTCCTGCACCAGCTTCGCCAAGCAATACAGGAGGAATGCCATGAGCGATACACCAAATTTCGGTGGAGATACAACCCTAGATTTCAGTAGTGAGATTGCCGCAGGCGCTGTTGATGCAGCACCGGTCGACGAATCACAGGTAAATTGGGAGGAAAGGTACCGTTCTGAGGTACAAGACCGCATCAAAGAACGCGAACGCTACAAGCCGATTCGCCAGGTATTTGACCAAATGCACCCTGATGATGCTCAAGCAGTTCAGCAATTTGCTCAGTCTTTTGCTTCCGGTGACCAAGAAGCTGCCATTAAATGGATGGTTGACAACGCTAAAGCTTTGGCCGGCGACAACTTCAATTCCTACATTGGCCAACAGCAGCAGGTTGTTGATAACGCAGTTGCTCAAGGTCAGGCCGCTGGTCTCACCCCAGATCAAGTATCTCAATTAGTCAGCCAACAGCTTCAAGCACATCAGCACGAGCAGCAGGTTCAGCAATTTCAGGTTGAAATTGACCAGACGTTGCGGGAACTTGGTCTTGAACCGGAAAGTGCTTTAGCCACAGCAGCAATTGTTGCAGCTAACAATCGTCCAGATCTTGACCTTCGCGCTGCTTACCAGGAAATGGAAAACCAGATCCTTCAGCAAGCTCAGTCAATTGTCGAGAAGCGTCGAGGTGCTGCTAACTCAATGCCAACTGCTAGCCCAAATGGATTTGCTGGCGTACCTTCGACAAACGCAACACCACGCGAAAAGGCGATGGCTCGCTTAGAGCAAAACGGCGTTTGACAGTAGTTGACAAGTAATTGTTTAGTACTACACTTTAGTTTGTGATCTGGATAGATCGCGCCACATAGCAACGACTACTACACGCGGATGCGTGGATAACAAGGCAGAAGCTAAGTTACGAATGTTGCGTTAAATACAACAATCAATTCACCCATTACGAAAGGTAGCCAACATGGCCGCATCACTATCTACAGTAGATGCAATCCTTAAGGACGACTACAAGGATTACATCGATCAACTCAACAACGCGCTGTTCCTTACATCGCAAGTTGAAACCCGCAAAGACACAGTCGTTGGACGTATCGCACGTCACGCTATTCACCTTGGCCGCTCAAGCGGTGTTGGTGCTCGCGCAGAAGGCGGAACACTTCCAACAGCTAGCAACCAAGCTTACGCAACGGTTCCAGTACCAGTTCGTTACGTTTATGGACGTATCCAGCTTTCTGGCCCAACCATTCGCCAAGCTGTAACAGACCGAGGCGCTTTCATTGATGCACTTGATGCTGAAATGCAAGGCATTCGTGCTGACGCAATGAAAGATGTTAACCGCCAGCTTTGGGGTTCGTCGAACGGCGTTATTGCACAATGCGGCACCACGTCATCAGCTACAACTGTTGTTCTCGCTTCAACCACCGGCTCTGCAGCCCTTCGCCAGTTGTTTAACGACGGCGGCATGGTTGTTGACATTGGTACCGTTGCATCACCTGCAACTGTTGCCTCAGCTCGTACCGTAACTTCGGTAGACACCTCAGCAAAAACCTTTGCTATTTCAGGTGCAGCAGTAACCACCACATCAAGCCATTTCGTATTCCGAACTGGTGCAGGTGGAGCTTCAAGCAACACAGGTGCTCCTGGTGACGGACAAATCGAATTGACAGGTATCCAGACAATCGTTGACGATACTGCAGTTCTTCACACCATCAACCCATCAAGTCAGCCAAACTGGAAGTCATACGTAAACAGCAACAGCGGTACCAACCGTGCTGTTTCTGAGACTCTTATCACCGGCTCGATCATGAAGGGCCTCACCAACTCAGGCAAGAAGGCAAACCTTCTCGTATCTGCCGAAGGTGTCCACATGAGCGTTGCAAACTTGTTGCTTTCATTGAAGCGCAACATGGAGCAGACAGAGCTCAAGGGCGGCTACGCAGGCATCCAGTACTTCTCACCATCGGTGAGCGGCAAGGGTGACGAAGGCCCAACTGTTCTTTACTGTGACTTTGACTGCCCAAGCAACCGCTTGTACGGTATCAACACCGAATCTTTGGTCTTGCACCAGGTTGGTGATGGTTGGCAGTTCATGGACATGGACGGAGCGGTTATGAACCGTAAGCCTGACCTTGATGCCTACGAAGCAACGCTCTACTCCTACATGGAGTTGGCTTGCAAGCAGCGCAATACGCACTTCGTCATCAAAGATCTCACAGAAGTGACGATCTAAGATGGCGGCCTCGGTCAGTATCTCATACGGTCCGGAGGTCGCTGGTAATCGTAAGACTGTCATCGGTGTAATTACCCTTGACAGCTCTTACGCTACTGGTGGTGAAGCAGTAACTCTTGCTGATCTTGGCCTCACCCGCCTCGATTGGTTAGAGCTAAACGCAGGCATCGGTTACCTTCCAACTTGGGACGGCTCAACCGATTCTCCAAAAATTTTGGTTTATCGCCAAACAGCCGCAACCGGAGCTTTTGCTCAAGTTCCAAGTACAACGGATATGTCAGCAACCACCATTCGCTTTAAGGCGACTGGAGCATAATGTTTTGGGGTCGGCAGCTCGTCGGGGGCTGTCGACCCCAAACTTTTTAACCAAGGAGGATTATGTTAGGCGCACCTGAATACACACAATTTGCGGAAATTACTTCTGATGTTTACGACATTGCAAGGCGCATCCGCGAAGGCGACGAATCCGGTTGGCGCGGCGATCCTTCAGCATCTTTGATGCACAACCCTTTTAGCAATATGTTTGAAGTCTGGATGATAGACGGCATGAATACGCCTTATATTGCTGCTACTTCACACCGTTGCGATCACAGTTTGCTTCTCAAGCTTATTGAAGGCGACTGGCAAAAAGGCAAGCAATTACTCGAAGCAATACAGAAAAAAAACCACGACATTCATCAGGCGAAAATTGACGCCGAGGAAGATAAGCGGTTGGAGATTGCCGACAAGATTCATTGGGCTCTTATGAAAGACATAGGACACCATGAAGGCGGCACTCACCGACATACATCGTTTCATACGAAAGGCAAATAAATGGCTACCTATTCCGCATCACAGGCAAAAACGGTTACTTGCGTTGCTAACCAAGTTGACACAATTACCTTGACTGGTACAGGTGAGACTTTGCATTTTGCCCAAAACTCGTCTACGCCAATTTATTTTACCTTGGCTCAGCCTGGTCAGGTCCCGGCTACGCCAACCGTTGCTGGCGATAACTGCTACGTAATCATGAATGGCAACAACTCCGACAACATTGATTGGAATGGCAACGGCGTTGTCATTAAATTGATTACCGCAGGCACGGGTCTAGTAAACTTCACGCTGCACGGCTAATATCTAGCCATGCCCACACCTGGCAAACTCTGTCCTGAACTATCACTTGTCCGTGGAGACACGGCTATTTTGACGTTTACGATTACGGACGGAACATCGCCAATCGACATTACGGGTTACACGTTTTTGTTTATGCTGCGTACCGCCCCTGACGCAGCTACCGCAATCTCATTCACTTGCGTAGTCACTAACGGCCCAGCTGGGATCATGACGGCGACTTTGGCTGCGGGTGACGCGGCGACTCTTCTCAAAGACACGGCTTACTATTACGACGTTCAAATGGTTGACACCGCAAGCACCAAAACCACTATCATCTCCGGGATCACACAGCCAATCATTGCTGACGTATCGAGGGTATAATTTATGTCCGAGTATGTAATCGTTGTAGCTCCAGGGGTCATAGGAGCGTCTAATCAGCAAGTTACCGTAGTTGAGCAACAATCGATTCTTGTCGCAGGTACGGGCTCTATAGGGGCCACTGGAGCCACTGGAAGCCAAGGTGCCCAAGGTGCTCAAGGACCACAAGGT